AGTTCAGTAATTCGATGGGAAACTTTATCTAAGTTAATGATAGGACCTGCAGGGTGATTCAGTTCACCTACTGCACGCTGGGTCTGTACCTGTTCCTTATCATACTTAGAAACTGCTGATTCCAAAATTGCTTTTGGATAAATTCTTCCATTGCGGTTTTTCTGTTCCGCCTGGGCAAAGATACCTTCAATGACATAGTTCTTAGTACCGTCTTCTTTAGCTTCGACGATATAAGAAACCTGTTCTGTATGCTCTGTGATCAGTTTCATTTGAATCTACCTTTTACCCATCATGCTACCAAATTGCTTGGCAGCTCTCATTGCTTCTTTTTCAGTGCGCAGAGTATCGACCACCTGGTTGTCAAACATTACATTGAACTTACCCTGTTTGTCTTTAGTTACCATAGTCTCTCCACCCTTCATGTCAAAGACCTTAAGGATCTTGTGACCTTTAGGAGAAATGTTTTTGGCAAACTCTTTAAAGCTCTGCATCTTCTTCTGTTTCTTCTTCGGTTTCTACTTCAATTTCATCTTCATCACCAAGATCAACGTCCTCTTCAGGATCAACGCCATTATACACTTGGTTAGCGATCATAGCCTTATGTGATTCGAGGCGATCTGCTAATCGTGTATTAATCATGTCAGAGAACTGCTTCTCTGCCTCTACAAAGTTCTTGTTCGCTACATTGTCTAAAAAATTATCAATATTCTCAACCATTGAAAAAGTCCTTATAATTGCACGTGATTTTATTTATAATATTTTTGTTTTTAATCAAATATCTGGCTCTTCATCTTGATCCGGAATTTCACCGTCTTTCTTTTCTTGATCAATTTGATCTCGCATAGTCTTGATATCATCATCAGTCAGCATCAATATGTTCTTCTGTGCCCATTCTTTAGAGTAAAAGGTACCTAAGTATGGTTCAATCTGCTGGAGCATACCAACGCGCTCTCTCAGCATTTCGGTCTCTTTAAGCTCTGAGAAGTAGTTGTCGGTAATGTAATCTACGTACAGATCACCTTTCCACTCATCCCAGTCTTCCTCTGTAATGATTCCTTTGAGGATCAACTGCTTCTTCAAGACATTATAGAACAGATCGGAGAATCTCCGCCGCAACCTGTTGATAAACTTTTGAAACTTGTACTCGTCTCTTGTAATCTCAGAGCTACGTCCTAAGATACCAGATGGCTGTTCCTCAGGATTGAGTCTGCTAGTAGGTACGTTAAGTGCCTTGTAAAGCTTTTTCTGGAAGTAGAGGATATCCTCAATCTGTCCTAAGTTCTCACCACCAGGCAGCGTACTAATCTCTGTACCTCTACCACCTTCACGCCGTGGGAGCCAGAAGTCTTCAAGCATAGACATATGCTTAGAATCATTCTTTAGATCACCCGTGTTTGCGTCATACACAAGCTTATTGCGGTATCTAGACATAATATCTTTAAGATACTGTTCAGCCTTACCTCTCGGCAAGTTACCTACATCGATGTAAAAGATACGGCGCTCAGGCGCTCTAGCCAACCTGTAGATAACCAAAGCATCTTCCATCATTCGGAGTTGGTTAACAGGCTTAAGAGCTTTATGAAGATATGAAATTACTTTTCTACGACCGGCATCTAGAAGTCCGCTGGTCACATAGCTGATAGCATCAGGGGAGATCTTTACTGCGTTATGATTCTTTGTACCACTAGTGTAGTTATTCATACCTGCCGACTTGTCTTCTGAGTAGATAAAGTACTCATTGATAGTCTTAACGATATTAGCACCGGTAACAGGATCTTTTTCCTTCTTTACCTCTTTTACCTTACGTATCTTAAGTGCGTCAATCGGTCGGATCTCTTGAATGCCTTCCTGAGGCCTCTTTGGATCTACAACCAAATGATGGTAGATTCTTCCGTCTACATAGTATCTACGAAAAATATCATGCGCGTAGTTCTGGAAGTCTAGCATCGCAGCAACATTATTGAATTCTTCTTTAATCTGCTTCTTAATTGAATCAGTAACTTTTACATTATCCATGTTTAATTCTACCAGGTCGTCTTCACCTGAGATAACTTCATTGACAATGTCTTCTACAGCAGCGTCCACTTCAGGATGCATAGCAATCATTCTATATTTTTTTATTAAATCCTTATCATCCTTAGCTTGGTCACCACTAAGATCTACATAAGATCCATAGTGACTGCCGGCAGCAGTGATATAACCTGCGCCATCATCATCTAAGGGCGGAACAATAGATGGAAGCTGCTCTTTTTCTTTCTCTTTCCTGGCTCTCTTAATCTCCAAGCCAAAGAGTTTTAAACTATCGTCTGCCAAAATTAATCTCCAAATATAAGAGTAGGGGAAAGCCTATTCCCTCCCCTACTTTATTTATTCCGACTTTAGTCGGTCGTGTTAGATTCCCAGTACTGAACCTGGAAGTCTACAGTAAACTCTTCAATAACAGCTGCCTGATCGTAAGACAGATCGATCGGAGAGATATTAGTTGGGAAGCAACCCCGGAAGTTGTATGTCTTCAGGATAGTTTCATCTTTATCCAACTGCTCTACGATCAAGTCTGCTTGATAATCCGTAGGATTAACCAGGCCAGTGTTTGCAGAGTGAGCATTGATACCATTCATCCAGCGCTCCATAGCGTTACGAACGTTGAAGTCAGTGTCGTTAATGATAGTCGGTGTCCACGTTTCAAACGTACGGTCACCAGCAATCTTTAACTCACGACCACGGAATGGTACAATGATTTCAGTCATAACAGAAGCAGGAAGCTGCGCTGCACGACACATGAAAGAGGTGACTTCTACATCACCTTGGGCATATGCTGGAAAGTTAATTGTAGCTCTAAATAGATTAGGTCTAGCACCTCCACCTTTCAGCTTTGCCTTGAAGTCATCGACTCCTAAAATAGCCATCTTTTAATCTCCTTTAAAATGCCTGACCAACTACTTCTTGGAAGTCAACTCCTGTACGAGTAGCTACAAAGTTCAGAGTGATGTAGTTAATCGAACGAGAAGGCTTGACAAAGATAGAAGCTACTAACTCATTTCTATCAATCACGGCTCCAGTGTTGTTTGTCTCGTCACAAACTACTCTGAAGTCAGTGATACCTCTTCTGCCTTTAACGTCTCTGAGAACAGGCTCAACGATATTAACAAACTCAGCTCTAGTGAATTCATCGTTGAGTTCGAACAGTACGCTCTGTGCAGCTCTACCAATTGCTCTTTCAAGAGTGATGAAAAGCCTACGAACGTTGATACGATCAAACGCAGATGGACGTCCAAGCATAGTCTTATCACCGAACAGAGTTACACCTTGTCCAGGCAAGTTAGTAATAGAGTTGACTCCAGACTTGTACAGCTCATCTCTTTCAGCCTTAGATGGATTGTATGCCAACCCAACAACGTTGAAGTAGGTACCTCTGTTGAGGCCAGCTGGAGAGTACCAAGGCGCAGTATCTCTATCAGATCTTGCCATGACACCCGCAGTTGCTCCACAAGCAGGGATAAAGATGTACTTATCGTTATACTTATCAAACACTTTAAGGTGCTGGTTATCCATAAAGGCATACGAAGATCTGGTCAGAGTGTCTGCAAAAGTCTTGACACTTGTGTTTTCAGATCCGGAGTTGTTGACTACTGCGGCCTTGTTAGGAGATACTACAGTGATACAGTCTTTACGAGCTTCAGAGATTGCGATACAATGCTCTGCAATTGTCTCGTTATCTCCTGCTGCGCTAAAGTTATTAGCGATAAGGAAGTCTACCTGGAAAGTGTCTTGATCTTGAACAAGATCGTATCCAGATGTAATGTTGGAAGTAGTAATGCTGCTGGCATCTACGCCTCCAGTAAGACTAGCGCTGAATCTACCTAAGGTACTTCCACTAGCTCTGTAATCTTTTCCACTGATAGCATCATCACCGGCTCCTGTCGAATCGTAATCCGAATCAAAGCCCACTGCTGCTACGTATCTGGAATTATTGTTGATGACGTCTAAAACATAGTTTGTAGATCCATCTGTATTCTTAGCGTTGGCCGCCAAAGAAACGTATGGATATCTTTCCAAAACGTTTCCGGCTGTGCCTGTAATCACGCCGTCTTCGTCTACAACTACTACATGAACCTCGTCATTAAAAGCTCCAAGATTGGAAGCAAAATCAGATGTCCCTGGCTTAGTGTCAAACTCACCTGCGTGGTTCCATGCAGAGAAAAGAGTACCACTAGCTGAGTCAGCAGGACACATCTCTACTTTAAGAGAGTTACCTAATGCTCCAGGAAACATGCCGATGAAAGTATGACCTGCCGTAGCAAGAGTAGAGAGTTGATTCTCCAGATCTTCGTTGTTATTTACTGTAGGTGCAATCGATGCCCCACCCGAAGAATCAAAGGAGTTTCTAGCACTACCATCTACGACTCTAATATTGTACATACTATTAGAGTACGTCAAGAAAGAGGTAGCGGTGTGAAAATCTTTTGTTGTGTTTGTGTCTGGTGCAGCAAACTTTTCAGTCAAATTAGCTTCATCGCTAACTAATGTCGGGGTGTCGACTGGTCCCCAGCGAAAGTTACCAACAAATGCGCCAGTAGTTGTCTGTACGTTCGGAGCAAAGCCGGTAAGATCAACTTCTTTGACAGTTACTGCAGGAGACTCGGAAGGCGAAAATAAAGCCATTTGAAAGTCCTCTTAGTTTTCGTTTGTATTAATTATAAGTACCCATAATAAGAATGTTCAATACAACATTGATATTTATAAATATTTTGTTTTAGAACAATTCTGTTCGTTCTGAAACTTTCCAGACCTGACCACTGATAACTTCTGTTTCATTCTGTTCTTCCTGGCCGTTATCAACAAAGCCAAACGGAACCACTTCATCTTCAATCTGCTTCATCTTTTCTTCATATAACATTTGCTTTAAATTGACGTCAGTGTTATTCAAAAAAGATTGACTTCCGACATACCATGCAAACAGAACTAAGTTCATAACCAAGTCATCATGGTTGCCATCAGATGCTTCAAAAGAATCACGCCTTGCTTCAAAAGTAGAACACTCACTAATTGTATCTAAGTCAACAATATGCAGTCTTTTTTCTTCAATTAAGTCTTTTAGATTAGAACAACCAATACGCTTTACTTTTCGATTCATTGTAACACCAATAGCGTTCGCTTTAATCATAGACTCTACATGTACATTTTCATATTCAATATCATAGTAAAGACCATTTGCAACTACAGAACCTGCATCATTTGATTCAATAATAACATATGCTTCATTATATTTCTTTGCCCATTTATGAATAATATCTGGAAAAAGAATAGGTGAAATCATGTTACTTCTATAACAAGCAACCTGTTCAAATGGTCTACTAGAAATATCAATAATATTAAATGTAGAATAGTCTTGACCACGGCCTTTAGCAACATCTACTGACATAATATAATCATGGT